GGGTAGGGGTGGTCAAATCAAACGGGGAAGAGGCACAGCCATGGCTCAAATAAAAAACAAGCTTCCGCCTGAACTTCACATTGTCCACGGCACCAAGGGAGAAAACCCAGGAAGACTTTTGCCTGAAGAGATTAAAACTAGAATTCCAAAAGCATATTGGCTTGAAGACCCTAACACTTGGAACGAGGATAAATTTATTGAGGAAACTTCAGAATTCTTATTTAAAGTCTACGGTATTGGAGCCGAACAATATCAACACACGCTTGCAATGTTGGCGGATCACATAACAACTTATGTGGAATGCAGAAAGCTAATTCATAACTCGCCGATACTGACTAAATACAATGGCGGAAAAACGATAGGCCCTAATCCACTTATAAACTTAAGGGATAAACTATCAGCACGCATCATATCGTTAATGAACGAATTAGGACTAACACCTAGAGGCAGGCTTAACGGAAGTGGAAATGACGATATGAATCTAGGTAACCTAATGCACGGACCTGAACACTTCGACAAATGATAGATTACTCGGACGGCATACAATACGCGATAGATGTAACTAAAGGTAACATACAAGTATGTAAAAATATTCAATTATCATGCCAACGCTTTCTAGATCAACTGGCTGATAAACAATGGGAATACGAATTCGTCACAAAATATGTCGATCACTTCATAGAATTTTCTAAAGTCCTAAAACACACAAAAGGCCCTGATGCAGGAAAACCTATAAACCTAGAGCCATTTCAGATATTTGCCATATGTGCCATATATGGATTTAGAAGCAAAAAAGACCATTCAAAAAGAATGGTGTCTGATGTCATAATTTTTATTCCAAGAAAAGCAGGTAAATCTACATTTACAGCCATGATCTCATTATACGAATTGAGATATGGAGAAGCAGGTGCCGAAGTATTTACATTAGCAACTAATCGCGAACAAGCCTCAATTGTATTTGATGCCGCAAAAGGCATGGTAGAAAATCTACCAGTAGGCGCTGCCGGCTGGTTTAATCCAAGTAAATATCAGATAGGCAAAACTGGAGATAGCCAGTCTATGTTTAAAGCGCTATCTAGGGACAACAAAAAATCAGGCGACGGTAAAAACGCCTCCTGCGCTATTATAGATGAGGCAGCACAGATTGTAGATCGTAACAGTATAGAAGTTATACATTCAGGTATGGTGGCCCGCAAAAACCCATTAAGACTTTATATAACAACTGCATCATTTACAAAAGACACTAAATTTTATGAAGACTTGGCGGCATTTGAAGCTATGTTACATGGTGACGCACCGGACAATCCAAGATGGTTTGGATTACTATATGGACTTGATCCAGCTGACGATTGGCGCGATCCTGCAATATGGAAAAAGGCCAACCCAATGCACGGCATATCAATCTATCAAGAAGCGATTGAAGAGAGATGTAAACAAGCTCAATTAAAACCAGCATCATTAAATGAATTTTTATGCAAAACTTTAAATGTATGGGTATCTGCAAATAGCGCATGGATTGATAGAAATTACTGGGATAAATCTGTAGGAGAAGACAAACCTGAACCTGAAGAGGTGTTTATAGGATTTGATTTGGCAGCAACTCGCGACTTAAATGCAGTATGCACATTAAAACGATATACAGAAACAGATTACTATGCAGACTTTAAATTCTTTTTACCTGAAGACGGATTAGATTTAATACCTACGCACTATAGACCTATATTTGATCAGGCAGTTAAGTCAGGTATATTGCACATAACTGAAGGCAATGTAATGGACGATAGAGAAATATCAGAATACATAAAAAGCCAGGCAACTCTTTACAATATCAAGGAAGTCGGTTATGATGCCTATAATGCAGCTAGTTTAATAGCTCGATTACACGAACATGGCATTCCAGTTAAAAAAGTAGGGCAAGGTATGGCGGTGTTAAGTAATCCGTCAAAGCATGTCGAAAAGCTGATTATGCAAAACTCTATAAAACATAATGGCAATCCATTTTTAGGCTGGCAGTTAGGAAACTGCGAAGTCTATGAGGATGTAAATGGAAATATCAAAATTAGAAAGAATGAAGCTGACAAAGCAGCCAAGGTAGATGGTATAATAGCACTAATTATTGCAATGCATTGCTCACTAGACAATCCATTCGTATCTTCTTCGTTTGGATTCAGAAGTATTTAGAGGAAAAATATGGCCATAACAAATATCTTCAAAAGAAAATCAAAAATAAATCAAGCGGAAAGTAATACATTATTTGGCCAAACAGCCCTCGGTAATAACATACTTCGTAATGTATCTAATAAGGGAAATTTATCCGCTACTAACCAATTACTCTATGTAACGACATCTTCAGTTAATACGGCAGGCCGTGTTGTCGATATGTCAGTATTAAGCCGTAATTCAACCGTTATGGCATGCGTAAACGCAAAAGCAAGGGCTTTAGCACAATTACCCATAAAAATTATGGCTTATGACGCAGATGGCCGCATGGTTGACGCAGTCACATCTCCAAATGTATCAGCTCGCGATAAAGCAAAAGCAAAAGCAGTTCATGGATTATTAACTGATCCTAACCACTATCAATCAGCATACGAATTCTGGTATCAATGGAGTATGTGGTATGACCTAGCCGGAGAAACTTTTACTGCTTTATGGCGCAAAGATCAAACTAATTCACTTCAAACGCCAATTGAGATGTATTTGCTGGACTCAACACTAATCACAGCACAAATTACACAAACTAGATACCCAACATACAGATTAAGCACTTCTACATACGGATTTAACAAAGATGAGCCACTTGAATATTATCAAGTAATACATGCTAGCGAAATGGCATGGCAAGGTAGCGCTGGTTTTAATAAAGGCATATTAGCAACTGAACTTGTATCGCTTGACCAAGATATTGATCTTTATAGCAACTTTATTATGTTAAACGGAGCTAAACCTAGCGGGATGTTTGTGACAGACCAAGTTATTCCTGACGCTAAATTCAAAGAAATTGCGGCAAGATTAAAAGAAGCATGGACATCACTAACAGGATCAAAATCAACTGACCTATCTAAACCAGGGCAAGGTATGTTGCTAGATAATGGTATGAAATATATGCCATTAGATATGTTAACGCTTCAAGATGCTGATGCAAGGGCATTAAAACAACAAACTATGAAGCGTATATGCGGATTGTTTGGAGTTCCGCCTGCAATGATTGGTATTGAGGAAGGTAAGTATAATAATACACAAACTATGTTAGATGAATTTTACAAATCAACAATGCTTCCTGTAATTACTAACATTCAACAAAAATTTAAAACTTCATTGCTTGCTGGCTATCCAAATTTATGCATTGAGTTCCAAACTCAAGATTTTCTTAAAGGCGCTCCACTAGATCAAATGAATTACGCAGTAGCAGGTGTGAATAATGGTATAATGACACCTAATGAAGCACGCGAATATCTTGGAAAACAAAACCTAGATGGTGCAGACGAATTAAAAGATACATCAAAACAAGCTAGATCTATTAGTGGCACTTCACCTCAAGATACAGGTGGCGGTGGTAACACTTCTAGCGTTGGCAAAACAGGTCAGGCAGGTAAAGCCTAATGACATTAAAAGAGTTACTCGATAAATTAACCCAATCCGCTTTAAAAAGAAAATCAAAGCCGATTGAAACTAACGGAATGAAAAAAAAGGGAGTGCCAATCAATGACTGAAATTAATAAATCCAATTTCGAGAAGTTCTTTTTCGAATCTAAAGTTGCTCTAGGTATAAAAGCCGATGAATCGACTGATGCTAGTGGCGTTATTGAAGCTACTGTAACAACTTGGGGCGCTCGCGAAGGCGCTGATGGCCGCAGATTTAATTATAAGCCTGAAGGCTTTGCGCAATGGGCTGATGAGTTTGCAAAATCAGGAAAACCGCTTCCAATGTATTTTCAACATAATGATATGTCAATGCCTGTAGGCGAGTGGCAAGAATTTGAATTTACAGACACAGGTATGAATGCTAAAGGCCGTTTATTTACCAATACAACCGCTGGTAAAGACCTTTATACAATTATGAAAGAATCACCAGCTATGGTTGGCGGTGTTTCAGTCGGTGCTTATGCTGATGAATACTGTATGACAGATAAAGAAGGCAATATGTTATCAGACGATGATGATATGGATGAAGCATATTTCCAAATTACTAAAGGCGGATTGCGTGAAGTATCAATTGTCATGCAACCTAACAACCTTGAATGCAATATCTCGAAATTAGAGTGCTTTAGAGCCGATGGTTCTTTAGACTTAAAACTAATCGAGAAAGCATTGCGTGATGCAAAACTTTCAAGAAAAGATGCGACCACCGCATCTTCAATTTTCAAACAGATTTTAGAAGTGCGTGATGCAACTAAAGTCGAAACTGAAAATACACCTATTCAGAGTGAATCCGATGCGGTGGTAAATGAGGAAGATCAATTACTCAAAGCTTTTGAGGAAAGGGAACTACTCAAAAAACTTAACAATCGTTTAAAAGGATAAATCATGTCAGAAAAAATCATGGAAAAACTTGACGCTATAGAAGCGGCAAATTTAGAGAAAGTGGAAGAGATTACAACTTCCGTTGATGCTAAACTTGCTGAAACAGTAGCTTCATTCGATGAAAAAGTAGCGGCACTAGAAGCTAAAGTTGCTTCAGTTCAAGCTCCTTCAGTAATCAAAACATACAAAACAATCAGCCAAGAAGTTAATCGTATGGTTAAAGGACAACTTGCTGAATTCGTTAAAAACAACGGCCGCGTTGAAAAAGAAGTTAAACTTTTTGAAGATGCTGGTCAATATGATGCATACATGAAGGAAGCTTCAGCATTAACAGGTTCTGGTGCAGGTGTGGGCGGTCGAACAGCTTACGATCCAGTATTCGTTGCACTTCGTTTAGCTAATCCATTGCGCGGTGTTTCTCGTGCGGTTGCAACTGATGGTGCTACATATCAATTCAGAGCTAAAACTGGTAACGCTGGTGCGGCTTGGGGCTATCCAATCCAAAATAACGGAGCGGAAACAACTCAAGATACAAATATTTGGCAATTAACACTTCAAGACTTAAATGCACAGTTCCCAATTAGAACTGCGGCACTTGATGATATTGATGGGTTAGAATCTAATGTTGTTAGCGATATGCTTTTAGAATTCTCACAAGCTGAAGCGCTCTCAATGATTCAAAACGATGACCAAGGCTTAACTTCATTACCTTATGGTGGTTCAAACGGCTTACGCGGTTTAAATCAATATCCAGGCGCTAATGCAGTTTACGCTGGTGGAACTACATCAGTTTCAGCTTATGGATCATCAGGCACAGGTTCATCATCAGGCTTGCATGACATCGCAACATACGATCAATTAACAACTAATGGCAACGCAGGTGTTAATGAAGTAACTTATGCCGATGTTGTTAATTTCATCTATGCTTTACCGCAACAATATTGGACACCTACTGCTAAATTCTTGATTAGCCCACTTATGTTAGCGGCTATTCGTGGTTTAACAGATCAACAAGGTCGCCCAATTTATGTTGATGGCCTTGCTCGCGAAGACGGCATTGTAGGCTCACTATTAGGCTTTGATGTAGTGGTGAATAAATACCTAGATGTCCCAGCAATTGATGGTTCGGCAGGCACAGATTCTCTCTATCCAATGTATTTTGGTGATTGGAATCGTTGCCATGCAATCGTTGATCGTTTAAACATGGTTCTACGCCGTTATGATCAAACATTGCCAGGCTATATTACATTCTTTGGTGAAAAGCGTTTAGCAACATCCGTTGTTGATCCTTTTGCTTTAGTTCGTTATAGATCAACTGATACTGCTACAAAATAGTAGTTAATGTTATATGAGGAAGGGCGGTAGCAATATCGCCCAACCTTTTAATCAATTTAGGAAAGAAAAATGAATACATCTGAAAGAATTTTAGAAGGCATTAAACAGGCATTAACTGAAGGTGAATCTAAAGTTAATTTGTTTGAGGAAAAAGCCCAAGATGTTAAGGAAGCGTCAGCGCTTACAGGTAGCGGTTTAAATATTGGTGGTAAAACATACTTTGACGATGCATTCGCGGCACTCCGTTATGCTAATCCTTTCAGACAAGGTTCTCGTCAAATTGTATCCACAAATACTTCAGCGGCTCAATTTGTAGCTAAAACAGGTAACGCGGCTAACTCAACAAATCCTTGGACTTATGCGGTAGTTCCTAATAGTGGTAGCCCAAATATTGCTACTTCTTTTTGGCAACTTCCAACAAGAGTTATAACTGCTCAACTACCAATTAGAACTGCGGCTATGTCAGATATTAATGGCCTTGAAGCTTCAATTGTAAACGATTTGATGCTCGAATTTTCAGCGTTAGAAGCTCAATCTATGGCTACTAACAATGATCAAGCAGGATCACTAACAACTTCTACAGGCGGAACTGATGGTTTGCGCGGTTTAGTTGTTTATAACACTAGCACCTCTGCGGCTTCTTATGGCACAAGCGGAACTGCAATAACTAATGGTATTCACACGATTTTAAAAGAAGATTTTACTGCTTCAGCAATTACTTATGATGACATGGTAAATGCGGCTTCATTATTGCCTGGTCAATATTGGAGTAAGCCTACAACTGCATGGCACTTACATCCTGCTTTAATTACTCAATTGAGAAAATTAAAAGGATCGACAGGTGGCGCACCAATGTTCACAGAGGTTGGCGATGAAGATGGTGGCGCGGTAGCTTATATCTTTGGTTTCCCTGTAATTCCTAATCCTTATCTTGACGCACCTGCGGCAGGTAAGATTTCAGGCGTTTTAGCAAATTGGGATCAATTCCTAACTATTGCTGATTCAGAGGAAATGAATATTAAGATGTTTGATCAAACTGCACCAGGCTTTGTAACACTATATGCTGAAAAAAGATTAGCATCTACTGTTCGCAATCCGTTTGCAGGTGTCTTTTTAGTAGGGGCATAATAATGGCTGATACGCTAGGGCAAGTTCCTTACGGAAGCACTCGTAATCCGTTTAACTATGATAAGGTTGAACAGATTGCTCGCGATATAACAACTGGATGGCTTACACTTGATGAGATCACCAATCAATTAAACTTGTTTGGCGATGAATCTCAAGATGGTTATTTAGAAAGTTTAGAAGTAGCGGTAAGAATGCATATTGAGGATTATCTTGGTATGTCTATCTTCCCTACTTCCTATCGTGTTTATTATGGCGCTTCATCTTTATATGCAAGCCCAGTATGTTTAGATTTGCCTGAAGTATCTTATAAAGATAACTTTAATTCAGGAAATTTAGTCATTAATAAAGTTGCTTATTACAATGGAAACAGCCCAAGTGTATTAGTTACTTTGCCTGCAAGTAATTATTATTACGATGTTACAGGCAATAAAGTTATTTTACCTAATGGCATGCCTAGCAATGTAAGTATGAATAGAACAAGCCCACTTATTGTTGAATACACACAAAACCCTAATTTTTTACAAAATTATCCTGTAATTAAACAAGCGGCTTTATTGTTATTTACTCATCTTTATAACAATCGTGCAGAAACAACTTTAAGTAAGCTACAAAATATTCCTTATGGAGTGGATGCTTTACTTCGCCCATACAAACCCCTCGTCATGTAAGGATGTAAATGGCTATTAAGCGCTATGAAAATGTTGATGTTAATGATCTCACCTTTGGCACTAATACCTATGGCGATTATACGACAACCATAACAAAAAAATTTACAACTAGACCTTTAGTGTCTGATGTAAAAAATTCACTTGCTATTACAGAGCGTTATCGTGTTTATCAAGATTTAATTCAGTTTACTTTTAACTACACACCATGGTTAAAAGATATTGTGGATAATCAAGATAAATATTCCATTACTTGGCGAGCTAAAGATTGGCGTATAACTGATGCTATTGAATCTAACGACAGGATGTCAGTAACTTTAATGTGTTACCGATCCGATCCTACTACAAGGGTTTAAAATGGCTACTCAACAAAATGTTAATCAATACGCAAAAGCCATACAATCTCAATTGAGTGGTATAATAACACCTGTCCCTGTGTATGCTAATTTTAACCGAAATTTTGCTACACAAAACGACTTTGTAACTTGGCAATTAAGAAATGTGCATCAGCCAGTTTATACAGGCCAAACTCAAAGTGTAAAAGGTATAGATACACCTACTTTTCAAATAAGTGTATTTTCTACCACAATGGAAAATAGTTTTTTAAATGCAAATAAAATTTTGCAGGCTTTACATGGTTATAGCGGATTATTTGGTAGCGCGCCTAATAGCTTTCAAATATCTAAAGCTGATGTAATGTGGTTATATAATGGATACGACAATGAAATCAATCTATTTAATATATTTATGGATTGCACATTATACATTCCAACATAAGATTTTTTGATTATTTAATGAAAAGGAAATTTAATTATGGCACTTCCAAATAAAGTTTTACCAGGGTTTAGCGCAAGTCTTTATTGCCAATCAGGTGCTACACCTACCGCTTTAACTACTGCTAATCTATCTGTTTACGCTTCAGTTTCAGGTATTACAGTTGCGGCTAATTTATTGCCTGTAGAAGCAATTCCAGCATTTGGTCAAGATGATGCAATGGCTAACTACAATGTTGCAGGTTCTCGTCAATCAGACAAGATTCCTACACAAGCCGCTCCAACATCAATGACAATTACTGCGGCATGGAATCCTTCAGACGCAAATCTTTTATTAATGCGTGGCGATGCTTATAACGGCACTATTGATAGAACTTTTGTTATCTCTGCAACGGATGGCACAAATATTGTTAATTATGCATTCAATGGTAGAGTTGGCCAATTTACAGTTGATCCTAACCCAACCGCTGAAGCTAAATGCACATTTACTATTCATCCACGCGGCAATCAATACGGCTGGTCAAATAATACTTAATAAGGATTGAATATGAAATTATCTGAAGCTATTGAAGTATTAACAACGACTTATCAAAGCCTTGATTCTGTGGCTTCAGGCTTACCAGTCGATGCAAAAGAAGTTGCTGATGCTTTAGCAAAAGCTGATCCTGATAGCGCTGAATATGTAGCACTACAAGCTTTAGCAAAATTTAATCCTTATGAAAACACAAAAAAAGAAAAGGTAAAACAAAATGACGACACAAATCAAGAATAGTGATGATCTATTAAGTTATTTAGTAAGCCAAGCCAATTCAGGTCAAAAGAATTGGTTTGGTTTTGCTCAACAACGCTTAACAGGTATTGCATTAGCCCATGATATTGCTAAAAATCATGCGGACAAAATGACACCTGAAGCTTGTGTGGATTATGCTATTAAACTTAATAATACGATTTATCAAAAAATAATTAAGGCAGACTAATGAGCGTCAAGTTTGCAGTCAATGGTTTAAAAGAAACTCTTGATGCATTTGCTCACCTTCAAAATGAAATAGGTGATAAAGACGCTAAAAGTAAAGTATTAATTCCAGCCGTTAGGGATGCTATGAAGCCTGTATTGGCTATGGCAAAAGCATTATCACCTAAAGACACAGGCGCATTGGATCGCTCTTTGTATATCACCGCAAGACGACCTACTCGAAAAGATATGAAATCAAAGTATGTAACATCAAAAGATTCTGTTATATCTCTTGTTTCATCTCGCCCAATTCCTAAAAAATTAAAGCAAGAATTTCATGTTGAATTTGGAAATTTAAAAGGAAGTGAATACAAAAAAGCTAAAAGAAAATTTTATGGCGAAAAAGGTGTGGTGCATGATGCAAGAGCTATTGCTAATGAGTTTGGAACTGCCAAAATGTCAGCTAAACCATTTATGCGAATATCATTAGAATCACAAGCGCAAAGTGTTAGCGCATTATTAGGGCAAATATTAAAAGCAAAAATTGAAAGCTATAAACCAAAACAAAAAATTTAATTTAAAGGAAAATAAGACATGAGTAAATTAGGATTAGCGCTAGGTAAAAAATATGAGGATAATAGATTATCTGTTTTAACTAGATCGTTTGAATTAGGTGGCCATACATTTAAAGTAAAAGTTCCTAGCGTATCTGAAGTTGAAGCAATTTATAATTACTCTAAAAACCCTAATCTTGATGAAATAGAAAAGGCTTATCAAACATTAATTGAAGACATTAAAAATGTTGAAGGCATAAAAGAAGAGAATAACGACATAGTGATTGATGGCCGATCCATGAAAGAAACGGCTAAAAATAAACACATATTGCAATATAGAATTACTGCTTATATTAAATTTTTAATAGGCGAAAATGGTGAAACATTAGATCAAATAACTTATGAAGACATTGAAGCTGAATTTCCATTAGCAATACAGCTAACATTAGTCGAAAAAATTAATGAAGTTATAAGCCCTGAATATAAGGAAGTCCGCTCAAAGTAACTAGCTCATTAAGAACTCAAGTTCGCGCGGCACTAATTTTTAATGGGCATACACAAGACACTATAAACGCGCTAGATGAAGCTACAATGAATGAAATTATGGTCATGTATGCTGATGGTGCTTTAGGCAATAAAAGTGTGTCAGTAGGGCTAGGAACGCTAACGGCAGGGGTTTTTAATTATCTAAAAGCAAGTAACAGCCAACCATACACGCTCAAAAGTATATTAGGAAATGTTTATGCCTATTATTACGATGAGCCTAAAGAATCTGCTAGCGAATCATTATTGACATTTATGAGCCAGGCTCAAGGATTTGATATAAATAAATTTAAAGGTAAGTAATTATGGCAATTATTTCAAGGTTAGCGGTTTTATTAGGACTTGATGCAGGCGAGTTTAATAAAAACCTAGGCATGGCTAAAGACAAGGTTGAAGGCTTTAGTATGGGCGCTAAAATAAGCCTTGCGGCCGTAGGCACAGCATTTCTAGCGGCATCTAAAGAAGCTATTCAGTTTGCAGATCAAATAAACGATGTAGCTAAAGCTAATGAAGTAGCCGTAGAAAGTGTTTTAGAGCTATCCCAAGCGCTTGCTGTTAATGGTGGAAATATAGATGATAATGCAAAAATATTTGCATCATTTACTAATAAAATTGATGAAGCCGCTCAAGGCTCTGACAAACTACGAAAATCATTTAAAGATTTAGGCATAAGCACTAAAGACCTAGGCACTTTAACCGAACAAGAATTATTAGAAAAAACATTAAAAGGCTTGAGCAATATTGAAGACCCAATTAGACGAAATGCTTTGGCATTCGATCTATTAGGTAAAGCAGTTAAAGGTGTTGATGTTAAAAGTTTATATGCTGATTATGAAAGAGCTAAAGGATCGTTTGCTGGATCGGATGAAGTTTATAAACGCATAGGTGTGGCCATTGATGCCATGGATATAAGATGGCTTCACTTTAAAGATAATTTGGCTAAAAATGTATTGCCTATATTAGAAGCTATTGCAAACGCAATGGAAGCTATTCATAGAGTTAATCAAAAGCTAGACCCATACTTTGAAAAAATAGATAAATTTTTTGGCTTTGGCCCAAAAGGCGCTCAAGGAAGTTCAACATATAGCCCTATGAATTACACAGGCGCTACTGGCCCTAATTTTACAGCGGACAGATCGGGACTAGAAGCTAAAAGAAAAATAGAGCAATCTGAATCTGAAAAAAAACTTGCTGAAGCTTTAAAAAGGCAAGAAGAATTTTATAGAAAAGAAATAATGATTTCTGAAGCCACAAGGCAAAGATTTAAATTAGAATCGGAATTAGCATTTTTAACACAAAACGAAAGAAATTTAAAATTAGAATTATTTGATATTGAACAAAAGCGTAAACAATTAACTTTAGGCGATCAATTTGGCCGCAAGATGACACAAGAGCAAGCTAATGAATGGGCGCAAACTGAAATAAATAGAGCTAAACAAGAATTTGCTATTCTACAATCACAAAGAACTTTTGAGTTTGGATGGAAAAAAGCTTTTGCCACTTATGCTGACAATGCTAGTAATGCCGCTTTATTGGGTGAACAAGCTTTTGTATCTGTAACACAAAATATGGAACAAGCATTAGATAACTTTGTGCAAACAGGTAAATTAAACTTTAGTGATTTAGCTCGTAGTATTATTGGTGATTTAATTAAAATTCAATTAAAAGCGCAAGCTATGTCTATATTTGAACAATCAGGTATTGGCTCATTCTTTAGTAGTTTTTTTGGTGGCGGCGGTGGCGGTAGTGGTTTATTTTCAACTGCACCAAAATCAGGTGGACTTAAATTAGCTTTTGCTGATGGTGGTGATCCGCCTGTAGGTGTTCCAAGTTTAGTGGGTGAGCGTGGCCCTGAATTGTTTGTTCCTAAATCTTCAGGCACTATTATTCCTAATAATCGATTAAGCTCTATGATGGGAAATCAACCGCAAGTAGTGTATAATGGCCCTTATATTGCAAGCATGAGTGCTATTGATACACAATCTGCAACGCAGTTTTTATCAAGAAACAAGCAAGCGGTATTTGCGGCTAATCAATCCGCTACAAGATCATTGCCACAATCGAGATCATAATTATGTCATTAAATACAATATTACAAATTTCAGAATCGATTGCAATTAATGATCAAAAGCTTGTTGGCCAAGTTTTAAGTCGCAATCAGCGCATCTCAACTTCCGAACTTCTTACTGTTCAACCTTTTGAATTTACAATGAATCCTATGAAGTATTTGCTTTATAGCAAAAATAGAGATTTATTATCAGCATTGCGTGTAGCAGATAAAGCCACCGAACAATATCTTAATTTTACAAATATTGGTTGGCTTAATTATGTTGCTTATCAAGGCGATATGACATCAGGTGAAATAACATCTTGCCAATGGCAAACTTCAAGCGCTAATAAAACACTTGTTTTAGGTAGCTTGCCTAGCATATCTGCAAGTGCTTACATTGTAAAAAAAGGTGATTTTTGCCAAGTTGGAAGATACACTTATATTGCAACCGCTGATGTTCAAAGAGGTGGAACTTCAACTGTTAATATTCCAGTTCACAGAAATTTAATTGATGCTTTAGTCAGCACAGTAGGCGCAGTTATTGGTCAATATGGAACAACTATATCTTTAGGTGGCACAAGTTATACAGGCGTTACATTTCCTGTTATTTTAAGAGAATATCCAACTTATACATTAGTTCCAATGACTAATGATTCATTTATTTCTTGGAATGGCCCTTTTGTAGCAATTGAAGATGTTTTATGAATGTAATAACGCCAATAACCAATACTAACAATATAAGAATGGCAGATTTTGTTCGCGTTACAACGCGAGCAACTGTTACGGCTGGCAATCTTGTTATTGGTCAAACTTATACAGTTAGAACTACAGTTACAGGCGGAGTTAATCCTACAGACTGGACTGCATGGGGCGCGGCAAACAATAATTATGGAACAGTTTTTGTTGCAACTGGAGTTGGATCAGGCACAGGCACAGTTTATGAAAGTGTTGTTTATAGATTTGCTACAACCCCAAGTGCATTAACTATACCCGCAGTTGATACTCAACCTTTTGATGCATTAGGCGGATTGGTTAAAATAAATGATGTTCAAAGAGATATTAAATCAACCGCTAATGAAACAAGCATAACCATTGTTGGAATTGATACTGCTTTATTAGGTTGGACTTTAGGCCATGAAATAAAAGGTTCTTATATTGAAATGTGGCATGGTTTTTTTGATACTAATGGCGCATTAATAACGACAGGTGGCACAGGTGGTCTTTATAAATTTTTTACAGGCTATGTTAATTCTTTTGCAATATCCGAACAATGGATGGAAGAGATAAGAATGTATGTTGGCGTAATTAGTATTGCCGCATCAAGCATACAAATTATTTTGCAAAATAGAACGGCTGGAAGATATACCAATGATAATGCTTGGAAATATTGGAATCCAACCGACACCTCTATGGATCGAGTAGGCTTTATAGAAACAATTAATTATTCTTTTGGTAAGGATGTATGATAAGACAAGCTACAAAATACGACAAAATACAATTACAAAATATGATGCGAATGTTTAGGGATGAAAGTCCAATAGAGCAATATAAAGACATTGATAATCCTGATTATTTTAATTCCATTATAGATAGTATTATTGCAGGTCGAGGTGTAATTTTTATAGAAGATAATATAGGTTTTATTATGGGTATTATAAGCCCTGTCGTTTGGTGCGATAAAACTTTAGCATTGTATGAATTAGCTTGGTATGTAAAACCTGAATATAGACATAAAACAATAGGATATAAATTATTAAAAGCTTACATTGATAAAGCTAAAGAATTAAAAGATCAAGGTAGAATTAAATTATTTACAATGACTAAAATGACAACTAGCCCTGATATTAATTATGCTAGATTTGGATTTAGTAAAATAGAAGAAAATTGGATGCAATGATTCGTTTTATATTAATTTTTTTAATTTGGTTTTTATATTGCTCTGAAGTATTAGCGGCAGGCTCTATTATTGCGGCCGCTATTGGTCTATCAGGATTTACTGCAACTGTAGTTGGCTTTGCGATTAACATGATTGCATCCACTATTGTATCTAGTCTTTTTGCACCAAAACCCCCAAGTTTAAATAATGAAATGCCTAGTCAGCCTAATCCTGGTAGTAGACAACAACTTCCACCTGCTGGCGATAATAAATTGCCAGTTGTTTATGGCAAAGCTTATGTCGGCGGTATTGTTACTGATATGTCTATTACGGCAGATAATCAAGACATATATTGGGTTATATCTTTATGCGAAGTAACTAATACAGAAACAGGCGGATCGCCCGATACAATTACTTTTGGAAATGTTTATTGGGGCGGAAAGCGTTGCGTATTTAATGTTAATGGATATTCTGTCAATTCATTATTAGATGAATCAACTGGCGAATCACAAGATATAGCAGGTTATATGGATATTTATTTATATAACAATGGTTCAAATAATCCAAGCAATAGTCCATCAACTGCAATATCCGTTATGCAATCAGCAGGATTAGTTTACACATGGAATAGCACTAAATTAATGAGTAATTGCGCTTTTGCTATTATTCATCTTAAATATAATGCTGATCGCGCTTTAACTGCATTGCAATCTACAAAATTTGAAGTAACTAATTCAAGAAAATCGCCTGGTGATTGCTTTTTAGATTATTTCACTTCTACTCGTTATGGTGCGGCTATTGCTACATCTCAAATTGATACTACTTCTTTAACTGCATTAAATACTTATTCAAACGCGTCTTTTACATATACACCTTATACAGGCGGCTCTTCAACTCAACCAAGATTTGAGTTTAATGGCGTAATAGATACTAATCAAAAAATTATGCAAAATATTCAGGCCATGTCTGATTGTTGCGATTGTTTAGTTAAATATAATGAGATTACAGGAACTTGGGGTGTTATTACACAAACACCATCTTATACAGTAGCAATAGCTTTAAGCGATAGCAATATTATTTCGCCTATACAAATAACACCAATTGATTTAGCAAACTCATTTAATGTTATAGAAGTTAAATTTCCTGATACATCAGAAAAAGATACATTTAATTCAGCAACATTTAATCTTCAAACAGTTGCGCCAACTTTATTATTTCCTAACGAGCCTGTTAATAAACAATCGGTTAATCTTTATTTAACAAATAACAATGTAACCGCTCAATATCTTGCTAACAGAATGCTTGAAGCGGCTAGAGAAGATTTGCAAGTTGTTTTAGAAATTACATATATTGGCATTCAATTAGAAGCTGGCGATGTTGTAACAGTTACTAATACAAATTATGGTTGGGCGGCTAAATTATTTAGAGTGTCAAAAGTTATAGAAAAAATAGCAGACACAGGCGCAATAACCGCTGAATTAACTTTAATGGAATTTAATCCACAAGTTTATGATGATCGGAATATAACTCAATTTACACCAGCGCCTAATACTGGCATTGGATCACCTATTACTTTTGGAACAGTTCCAGCACCTACAATTTCAGCTAATTATCCATCAGTTGATAATCCTTATTTTGATGTAACAGTTACAAGCTCAAGTGCAGGCATTACGCAATATGCTGAAATTTGGTATTCAGCCTATCAATACCCAACTACTGCTCAACTTATATTTGCAGGCACTACGGCTATTCAATCTAATGGTAATCCTTATAATCCTAATACCGCTATGCCAACTGTTCAACTTTATGGCATTTCAGCAGGTAATTGGTATTTCTTTAGTCGCATGGTTAATTCTTTAGCAACAAGTGATTTTTCGCCAGCTTCTACTGTTTTCCAATGGCGACCAATGACATTTCAATATACAGAAAAATATATATCTGTAGCTTATGCTGACAATATTACAGGCACAAGTAATTTTAGTTTTAGCCCTACTAATAGACTTTATTTTGGTCTTTATAATACTGTATCATCAAGCCCATCTTCTAACCCAGCAGATTATAAATGGTATTTAGCTGATCCTACTTTTGGCACTTCTATTTATTTAGCTTATGCAAATAGACAAAGCCGTAAGTTTAGTTTTGATACAGATTTTGCAGGTTACGCTGGAGCTACTGGTTCTTTTGTTCCTACAACTGCATTAAAATTTAATCCTAGAATATGGTCAGCTTTACCTGATGGCACAAATATTATAGATTTAGATCAAGCTACAGGGCAAGTTATTGGCACAGGAACAACAACTGTCGGCACAGGTCAAATTAAAGTTCAAAATACTAATTCAGGTCAAGTTGTAGCATCATTAGATCAATTCCTAGATTTTGGTGGCCCTACTACAAAAACAGGATCGGCCGCGACTTTAACAATTGATATTTATGGTCGAGTTGTAGGATTTACTGCACCTGATGATTTTTATTTTACTATTGATAATTTTAATGCCACTTCAGGCCAAACTGTATTTAGCGTAACTCGCGATGCTAATTATATTGTTGGTCAATGTTTAGTATTTCAAAATGGATGTTTATTATCAGAATCCGAATATACAGACGCATCAGCAAGCGTAACATTAAGCGTAGGCGCTACTTTAAATGATGTTATAGGCATTATATCTATGCGAGCTAAATCTAGTGGAATATTTTATGATTATGCTCATATAACTGTCGATAGTGTATCGGGTGCTGATGTAGTTTGGGATAGCGCCACAATGCCTTATCAAGCTATTGTAGTGGGTAGCAAAATGACATTTAGTAATACAGGAACGCCAACTCAATATACTGTATCAAGTGTTAATTATTCAACTCGCACGATTACATTTACAACGACTGTCAGCGGTGTTGTAGCTGGCGACAGTATATATAATTATCGTGCCGCTACTAGCTCTTATCCTGTATTTACAAGATATGAAGCCGACTTAACTTCAGCTTCTAATTACACACCTACTTTATGGGAATTTCAATCAGGATATGAATTATTATTTATAAACGGAACTGTTTTAAATGAGCAAGATTTTGATATAGCAGGCAATGTATTAGGAAATTTTCCATCAACAACAACGGGTAAATTAGTTAATATTCAATTTAGTGGTAACAATTTAACAACTCCGACAGGAACGCCCGTCAATGTATTAACATTTAGTGTAGCAGGCCAAACTAATTATTCATTTAATTTTGGCGCTAACGCTTTCAATTTATACGCAAATGGGTTATTATTAGAGGAATCCGTTGATTATACAACTGCCACAGGTGTTTGGAGTTTAACAACTCCATATACAACCACTCAAGTGGTATTTGTTCAACAAACTTTCGCATCAGCGGGTGCGGCATAAGGGGAAAAAATGACACAAGCTTATAATTTAAGTCAATTAGCAAACAAAGTAAATACATCAGGTCAATTAGATGTAGCGACAGGTGTTACAGGCACTCAACCCGTTGCTAATGGCGGAACAGGGCAATCCACTTATACGGATGGTCAATTATTAATTGGTAATTCTACTGGCAACACTTTAACAAAAGCTACAATAACTGCTGGTTCAGGCATTACAGTTACTAATGGATCAGGCGCAATTACTATTGCCGCATCAGGTGGCGGTGGTATTGGCGGTATATCTGCTTATACATCAGGATCAGGAACATTTACTATCCCATCAGGCAAAACAGTTTTAAAAGTAACTGTAACAGGCGGCGGTGGCGGTGGCGGTGGACATAATAGTTCACAAGGTGGAAATGGTGGTGGCGCAGGCGGAACTGCAATTAAATATTTAACAAGTGTAACACCTGGAAATACTTTATCTTATACAGTTGGATCAGGCGGCGGTGGTGGCGGTGCTTATGCTAATGGAAGTAGCGGTGGAACATCATCAGTATCTTCAGGAACACAATCTATTTCTACTATATCAGCTACAGGTGGATCATTTGGATATGGCGGATCGGCTGGTGGGTCTTCTTTTATTGCAGGCGCGGGTGGAACAGGATCAGGTGGAGATTTAAATATAACTGGTGGCGCTGGCGCTAACCGACTTAACAATCCTGGTGGCGTTGCATACCAAGCTATTGGTGGCTCTTCTTTTTGGGGTGGCAATGGCGGTGGTAATAATGTTAAAAATGGCAATAATGGCGGCGGCGGTGGCGGTGCTTATGCTAATAATACTACTTCTGGTTCAGGCGGTAATGGTGTTATAACAATTGAATATTAATATAAAAGGATAAATAATGAAAAAAGCATTAATTTCACCTTTAGAATTAGTTTATTTTGAAGGAAATGTTATAGGTGAACGAGTAGCTCAAGTTGTTAATGATGGCGAAACATTTCCTGTCGCAGAGCCTTTATATTGGAAAGATTGCGCAGATGATGTAGTGGCAGATGAATGGTATTTACAAACAACAACAAATGAAATTTTGCCAAAACCACAACCGCCTGAATCTGTATAATTAAAAAAATATAATATAAGAAAAGAAAATATATGAAAAAATTTGTAGGGTTAGCTGGACTTCCACGATCAGGTTCAACTCTTTTATCTTCCATATTATCTCAAAATCCAGTAGGTTCTCCGAGAAATACTGGACCAGATCCAGAAACATTAAAAATATTAGAAGCGAATCAAAATTCTTTAAACATTGTATCTTCGGGAATAGTTTCTTTAAGGCAAAGACTTGATATTCTTTCAAGTTCTTTGTCTTCTTTATCATCTATTATAAGTAATAATACTATACTTGAAAATTTTAGAGAAAACCAAAGAGCTGATCAAGAAAGAAGGCTTGCTGAGCAAGCAATTAGAGATGGATCTGAAGCAGCAATAGAAAGAAAAATTCAATCTTCTATCGGAAAACCCGTTCAAAATATTGCACAGAATACGAC